GGTTCTAATGCTTGTCCAAAATGGAATGAGTTAAAACTTTGTGAACTGTTTGATTGTGATAGTGATTATTTTGTAAAACCGCTAATAGAAAATAACTATAAATTTATAACAAAGAGAGAGAGGAATGGATATGCAGATAGTAACAGAACATGGACATAAAGTAGAGTTCGATAAAGAAAAGCATGTTTATATTCATGAAAATCAATATATGGTTGGTATGAGTACACTTATAGGAAAATTAGCAAGTCCAGCTTTAGAAAATTGGAAAATTGCTAATCAAGTAAATGCTATAAAAAAAGAAATGGAACGAGAGGGTATATCTATTGATAAAATAGAAACAATTATCCTTAATGCTAAAACAAACGCAAAAAGACAAGGAGATAATATTTTAAATATTGGTTCTATGGTTCATAAATTTTGTGAGATGTGGCTTAAAGGTGAAAAATTTACTGACCCTGACGACCCTGTAATAAAAGCTTGTTTTGATAAATTTAAAAAATTTTGGAATAAGCATAATCTAAAAGTAGTTGAGTCTGAAAAGATTTTGTATTCTACTAGAGGATTTTGTGGAACTTTAGATTTAGTAGCAAAGGATAAAGACAATAATTTATGGCTCATAGATATTAAAACATCTAAAGGTGTATTCTTAAATATGGTTCATCAATTACATGGATATAAACTAGCTTATGAAGAACAGACAGGTAAGAAAATAAATAAAATGTATTTAGTAAGATTACCTAAAGATAATGCTGACTTTGAAGCTAGACATATCTTATACAAAAAAGAACATATAAAAGCTTTTCTTGGTTTATTAAGTTGTCATAAATCAGAACTTTTATTTAATGAACAGGTTCGTAAATTTAATCAATTAAAAAGGAGAAAATAAATGTACCAACAACAAAAGAAAACACCATTCTGTGCTTTAACTATGTATTTAAGAAGTACAGGAAATCAATCACCTAAATATGAGTATAAGGCTGATGCTAAAAGCTTATTTACTTGTAGCTTGACTAAGAAAAAATACAAGCTGTCACAAATAGATGAGTGGTATCATACAGAAGGAGTTCAAAACTTTGTCAGACAAGGATATTCTGGTAAGTGGTTTGCAAAGACACAAGAAATTGAAAATCCTAATAAATATGATAAAAGCAATCTACAGATGATTTTAAGTTTTATAATGATAAAACCATTTAAACCACAACCTAGTGTTGATGGTATGAAACCAATAGCTGAGTCAATGCCAAGATACAAAGAGATGCCAATGACAGAAGCTAGACCATCTGCACCAGATCACGCAAAAACTGCTGGTATGTCAGATTTTGATGACGACTTACCGCCATTTTAGGAGAAGTTATGGACAAAGAAGATTTACAAAAACAAAAAAAATATCTTCAATGTCAATGCAGAAAAGCTGGGCTTACTATTAAGACACTTAGAAAAGAAATAGAAACTTTAAAAGATGTGAACGAAGAACATAGAAAACTTAATGGTAAGCTTAGAGAAGAAATCAACGAACTAGAAAAAATAAATAATATATCCCATGAATACATTAAATAGTAGAGAAGCATATATCCAAATGAACAAAGCGGCAGAGGAGTGGTCTAAGTGGGCTGAAAAAACAATCATCTTAGACGAAGGTAAAAAAGCTATGTTTGCAAAATGTTTTTTAAAATATAAATTAGAAACTAAAACTGTTATTGAAGCTGAACATAAAGCTAGATTAGATCCTGAGTATAAAGATATTGTCAATAGCTTGGCTCATGCAGAATCTAATTTAATAAAAGCAAAACTTAATTATAATAATTTAGATAGATATTCTTCTATGAAACAAACAGAAATTAAAACAGATATTAAGTTAGCTAACAGACAAGAAGGTTAATGCTTGGTAAATTCAAAGCCATCTAAATTAGTTTTCTCAGTTATCTTTTCAATAGAGTAATTGTAATCAATAAGCTTAACATCTTCAAACTGCGATAAATCTCTAATTACAGCTTCAAGCTTCTCATGTTGTGGACTTTGATCTATAAATCTTAAACAAACAAAGTGACCATAATCTGAGTATGCTGACTCTAATCTAAATTCAACTTCTATAATAACTGCATCTACCTTCATAGATTGTTAATACAGATGTTTGATGTAAATTTATATTATTTTTTTTTATTACGATTTAAAACTTTATCTGTCATTTTAGTAGAAAATGTTGCAGTAAAAACAATTATAACTAAATACCAAACACTATCAGGTAAATCATTTATAATTCTTACCCATTCCTCAAAGTTATCTCTAGTTTCGTCAAACCAACCTGTTGATAGCATAGCAATAAGCCATACCATCAATATTTCATCTTTCCAACTTTTATCTTGTGATTTAATTCTTTGAACATCTACTTCTTTACAAGCTAATATTTCAGCTTCTCTAATGGTTTTTACTTTTTCTGCTTTGTGTTTGAAATGATCTGTAACTTTATTAACTGCAAGTTTTGTTAATGGATTATTTAATAATTTTAACCAAATCATTTTAGTTCCTTTAAAAGTTCACAATAATGAATTACTTTATCTAAATCTTCATTACCATTTTTTTTATCAAATCTACAAATATATTTAATAACACAACCTTGAATAAAATTTAAGTTATTTGCTGTAATAAACTCAATAGGCTGTATTTTAAAGTTTTTATAGTGCTTACCACCTACTTGTCTATCAGTAGCCTTTAAATGCCCTCTATGAGCCTTTAATGTACCCTTTTTGTTCCTCATAATAGCTTTCCGACCCATTTACCAGATTTATCTTTAATAAATGGTTCTATGATTGGTAATCCATTATATATAACAGAACAGCCAATAATAGGTCTAGCTTTTTGAACTTTATTATACCTAAAAGCTAAACTTTTATTATCTATCATACAACCAACTTGAAGCCCAAAATATAGACCTAAACTATTACCATAATATCTTACACCCATTGAACTGTGATAATGACCTTGTACGCAACTCATTCCCATAGATTGAGCAAGTTTTAAAACATCTGCTGTTTTACCATGACAGAAATAAACTTTACCAAGTGGTGTATCTATTGTTAGATCGTCATGCCATTTCCAACCACTACCAACTTCTAAAAAATCATTGTAATCTCTAAGATAAGCTTTTGGTATTCCATGTTTTAATGCTCGTCTAAAGACTAAGCTACCATGATTTGAGTCCACTAAATCCATCTTAGGAAATAAATCTTCTAGTCGTTTTATGACAGGTAAAGATAATTTTAATTCATCTCCAGCACTAGGAAGATCAGGGTCGGAGTCATGAAAAGACATTGCGTGTTTGTCTACTTCATCTCCGATATGTATAATTTTTTCTGGCTTATATTTTTTTTTTAATAATTTTAAAAAGTCCATCAGTTCAGGAACATGATATGGAATATGCGTATCACTAATTATCAAAACAGACTTATAGATCATAAGTCTTTAATACAACTATTTGGTGAGTATGTAAAGTAACTGACCTAACAAGACAATTCCAAAACTACCTAAACCATAAATAATCCATGAAGTAATTTTATCTATCTTGTTGTCTATTTTATCTACATCTGAATGAAGATGTTTTATATGATTTGATTTTAAATTATCTATTGATTTTTTTACACCTGATATATGACCATATAAGGCAATAATGTGTTCTCCTGTAGTTTTAGGTTTTTTAGTCATTTTATTTTTTTCTTTTTCTTCTAAGGTCAGTATCATGTTTTCTACTACCACGCAAAAATGAATTTACTCTACCCATACTCCAACTAGCCATTGAAGTACGAGGTCTTGAACCTGAAGATAAAAAAGCACCTTGACCTCTACGATATACTTTTTTTAAATCACCTAATGTAATGTTTTTTCTATTCTTTGCTTTTGATCTTAAAATAGAAATAACTCTTGCAGATAAAGGTTTTCTTCTAACAGCCATTATTTGTACCTCGCTTGAAACATTGATCTAGGTATTCTTGCACCTGATTTGTAAGCTTCTGACATAGATTTTATAAGACTTGCTCTTGATGATCTTTTGCTTCCACTAAGACCTGATAAATATTTTTTAGGCAAACCACTATCTTTATCTTTTGGTACTTTTCTTCTTTTTCTTTTTTTTGACATTTCTTCTTTTCTTTCGCATTGGAAATTTGTTTATCATTTCTTTTAATGTAACTGATGTTGTAAATCCACTCATTTACCTACACTCCTCATAGCCCTTGTATGTGCTGAAGCAAAAGTAGCACCTTTTTTCATAGCATTAGCCATAGATCGCATATGCTTTAAACTATGATGTCTTGCGTGTGCTTTCATAGTTTTTTGTTGTCTTGGTTTAAGACCTTTTATTATTCCTGTTATAGATGCTACTTTAACCATTATCTTTTTCTTTTATTCATTTTAGGTTTCTTAGCTTTTTTCTTCTTCTTCTTCATTCCGCCATGAGAACCTTTTCCTGTATGATAGGGCATATTATTTTCTCCTTTTTGGTTTCTTAGTTTGTTTTTGTTTCTTCAATATAGCTTTTTGTAAAGCCATTGGAAGTTTCTTTTGTTTTTTTGTTAGTGCCATTTTATCTCCTAGTTTGCAAATT